CGCTGTAGATGTCAAATCTATTGGCTCTGATTCATTCATGCAAAGAGATGGAGAGTCTCCAATAATTAGAAATGCAAATGTTTCTTGTAATATAAATTATTTATTTTCTAGCGGAGAAAACGAAAAATTTTTAGGATTTTATGTTGGCGCCGAAGGCAGTATATTAAAATCTCGATTAGAGTCGGACTCGACGGATGATATAAATGTAATTGCTGTTGCTTCCGACGAAGCTCTTCACAGGGATTTAAGTAATGCGGAAGATTATTCTGGCTATCATGTAATTGGAATCGGTAACTGTTTTCTTGATTCTTATAGTTATAATGCTGCCGTGGGACAGCTTCCCACCGCTTCTGTTTCTTTTAGGGGTAGCAATATGACTTTTGATACTTATGAGCCAAGTGACGTACCTACTTTACCAGCAATAAAACTTGGAATGGAAAATCCCAAGTCAGAAGAAAAGTTAAATTTAGATCAAGACAGTTTTGGGTACGATATTGTTCCTGAGGCAAATGTTATCATGCCTGGAGATATTATGATCAATATTCAAAAGCTTGCAGGAAATTATGGAGGGGTGCCTCTAGAGGCAGAGGATGCTGCAATTCAAAGCATTTCTCTAAATGTGCCTATAGAAAGGCAGGACATATATGGGTTTGGAAGTAATTATGTTTTTGATCGAAAATTAAAACTACCTATCATGGCAGAGCTGTCAATGGATATGATTCTCAGAGAATATGACACAGGCTCTATAAATTCGTTTTTTAAGGAGGGGTCAAAGTACAATATGACTATCGATCATACTAACAGATATAGATATAGCGGACAGTATCACGATGTTGTTAACCAATTTGTGATTGAAGACGCTCAACTCAGGAGTCAATCTTACAAAAAACAAATAGGCGGTCAAGTAGAAGTTTCTACAAGTTTTGCTGTAGGCATTGATGCCTCTGGGGGATTTAAAATTTTGGACCGAAACTAAAAAACCCGCCCTTTTTGGGGGCGGGTTTTAAAGTACCTTATAGAGTAATTTTATTGACCAAATGGAGGAGTTCCAAGATCTTTAAAATCGAACTTGTTTGCGTACTCTCCTGTAATAGTCAACGCGTTTCTTGAGCCGAGAAGCCTAAGTCCTCTTGCGTCATCTTCTGGACCGCCAATTTGAGCAGTAAAGGTAAGGTCTACTGTTTTATTGTCTCCAATGCTTGAGCTAAAAGATTCTCCTTCGTGAAGAGCTCCCTTTACGATATACTGCATTGCGACATGGCCTGTTCCGTATTGATTGGGTTCACGCAATGTAAATACCAAATCGTGCTCTTCGGTGTCCCAGAGAAGATCGGCGATGTTTCCTTGTTTAAGGTCTGCCATAATAGCGCTAACACTAACACTAATATTTACTGGGTATTCTACAACTCGACTGTATCCGTATGGTGTTCCAAGTCTATTCAAGACGGTTCTTGAAAGAGGTACATCAATACTAAAACTCTGAACGTGTGCAGAGCCTGGTGTTGTATAGTCATACTGAGGGTCATCGTTGACATCGGATCCGTCGCCAGGAGGATTCGGGAATTCTCCTGTAGCAATTTCAGATCCACCAAGAGTTTCTCCATATCCATCAGCGCCTCTTGGGTCGCTACCTGGAAGAAGTTCAAACTCTCCGGCTCTTCCGTCTGTTCCCAAGGATAGAGTAATATCTCCAGGACGTAGGCATGCAAAGCCTTCTGCTTCGTCGTCTACATTGTCCGCACTATCATTAAGAACTCCACTAATCGCGGCGGGAATACTAAATTCAACGTCTGTGATTGGTGTTCCATAATTTGTGTTTACCGCAGGAACATCAAGGTTTTTTGTTCCTGTGTAGCTCCTCAAGTTGAGTCCGTCAACAGTAACTGAAGCTGTGGGCATACTTCCGACAGAAGCTTCAATCGAATAATTAGATACATATCCATTTCCAAGAGCGATAACACTCTTGTTTTCTTCTGCATCTGTATTTCCTACTGCATCGTGACCTTCACATGTAGTGAGTATAAAAAAGTTTTTTCCATCCGCATTGAGATTCTGATCACAAGTTACTCCTCCGACGATATCGTCGTCGAGTGCACTTTTGTCTCCTCCAACATGCATTCCTAGAAGTCTTTCATTAACTCCATTTGTGAGATAATAAGAAAAATCAAGAGTAACTGTGGGAGGATCAATTGCTACTGCGTCAATTCTCGCAAGCTGACCAAATTGGTTGACATCTTGCCTATTGATTGAAAAGCTGTAGTTAGCACTTTGAACCCTGCGAAGCTGATGAATTCCTGTTCTAACGTTTGCTGCTCCTCCTGCGCCAGCTATAGCGTCTGCGTCTGTTGCGTAGGTAGTTACAGTATTTTCGTCATTCCAGTCAGTAGCGTTGGCGAAGTGGTGGCCTGTGGCGTCCACGGTTCCAACATACAAAGCTTCACTTTGATAAATTACTCTTGCGCGTCCTGGTAATTGTTTTGCCATAATAAATAAGGTTTAATTCTGTTGTGATTACATTTTTTCTAAAGAAAAGGGAAATCAAGATCTTGGAAAGCGTAAATTGCTTACCTCAAAATCTATAAATCCCACAAATAAAGATGGGTCAACGTTTTGGTTGACTCTATCACTAAGCTTTGAGGCTCTGACTTGTTCGATGTGGAGAAATGTAGATGTTTTACTTAGTGATAAATCTTTATAGTTAAATCCAGTTGTATCTCCAAATTCATTGAGGGGATAGTCTTCAAACTTTAATTTAGAAAATACTTCATTTTTTGCGTCTGCAAAAACAGATAATGCTCCATCTAGTTGATAGCTGTTTTCTGCAAATACAACGCATCTTATATTTGTTGTTGTTTTATCTTCTCCTCCGAATGAAAATGGTTCGTTCTCTGCTAGTTCTGGGTTGATAAAAATTGCAGGAACAACTTGACTGTACGGACTAATTCCAGAAGGCTCTTGCTTGAATCTATTATTGACATCAAATTTGCTGTCTATTAATAGCTGCTCTTCTGTTTGGTTTGTTATGTAAAAATTAAAATCTTTTACTGCATACTCACCTGTTAGGGTGTGTGAGTCTCCAAAAGATTCATCAAAAATTACTCTTCCATTATCAAAATCAAACATCAGCCCGTCTTGACCTCTGGGAATAAATGTTCCGTTTTCGTAAACCCCGCTTGGTATAACTGCTCCTTCTATATCTTCATCAAAAACCCACTGTTTGTGAGGACTGCTATAAGAAATATATCCATCGCTCAGCCTTGAATCTGAAGTATTTGCATAAAATATACCTGTTTTATTGCTAAACGCTTCTGCTCTGGATGCTATAAAATTGTCCGCCCATAATGTAAAGCTTGTTGTGAGTTCGTGTTGGAATTGCGGTTTCATTTTATTTTCATTGCTCCAGTTATGTTATTTAAATTATTTTCAAATTCTTTAAGCATTGGCTTGAGGTAGGGTATCTTTAGCCTACCCGAGCCTTTTGCGTCCTTTAATTGTATGCCTGCGCCAGACCTACTAGAATCAACTCTTTTGAATAAATATTGACCCAACCCAGATATTCCCGAACCCTCTATTTGTTCAAGCCAGCTAGCTCCCTTTGCCCAAGGCATTGGTGAGGCGCTATAAAGCGCACTCATTTCGGGTGTGTTGACGCTAAATGTAGTGAGTAATCCCTTTGAACCCATGGATTGTCTTTTTATTAAAATATTAGTTCCTCTTAATAATTTTTCTATGGGGGCAATGGGATTGTAGTCTGCATCAAAGCCTATAAATCCAAATACATTACCATTTCTAAGGGTTCCTGTAACGTTTGATGCTGCTGGACCATGCTTGAGTTCTCTTGTTAGTGGATGAGATTCAAAGTCTGCCATTAATTTATCAAATGCTAACCTAAATTGTTTTTCGACAACGATCCTTGTTTGATTCCTGACTGTAGGATCTTTTTTTAATTGCCTATTTAAGGCTGCTTTTACAGTTATATTTGATATTTTGGTCATTGCTCTAGCGGTCTTAGAAAGATGGTGAAAAATTGAACTACATCAAATAGTCCGTGGGCTCTTGCGTCTGATGCTATATGAAACATTCTTCCATCTAATTCGATTCTCTTTGCATCTTTAATATAATTAAAATCTTCTTTTAATAATTTTATTCTTACTAAACTGCTTGGATCAACTCTTGTCGTCTTTATTTGTGCATCTGTCTCTCCGAAATTTTCTAATGTTCTATCTGTGTCATATCGAATTCTGGCTTTAAAGACTTTTCTTTCTGGGACATTTTTTACACTGGGTGTTGTCTGCCCTGCGCTATTGTATAAATGATTGTAAGATGGATCGGTGCTTATGATCACTTTCTTTGCTTCTTTATATACAACTATCTCTCTTCCGAATGTGTCATGAAGGTCAAGTAGTTTGGACGCTAAGTCTTCTCTTTGAGCTTTGTTTAAAAATTCTGCCATGAATACATTTACACTAAACCATTTTTTTTGTGTAAATCAAAATAAGGTATAAGGTACATGGACGCAGAAGACATTCTAAAAAAATGTTGTAATCGGAATACGGTATCCCTTTTTAAGGGTTTTCTCGTTATGCTCGAGGATCTACATAAAGAACATCAGATTAATTTTAATAAATTAAAAAAGAATCTGCCTGAAGGCTGTGTGCCTATTATCGAACAAGCCGATTATTTCGACGATGATAAGTTGCAATATTTAAGGAAAAGAACTTTAGATATTGGTAATGAAACAATTAGAAATATTGAATCGGAATTAGATTATTATAGTATAGGGTTCACATTTAAATAAAAAATATTATGGCAAAAGCAGCAACAGAAACAATGGATGATACTCGCAAAAAAATGCGGGAAATATATAGCTTTACTTTCGAAAAGGAAGAAAAGACAAGGCAGACCGAAGAAAAGGTCGTCAAGAATGAGGAGACTGGAGAAGAAGAAACTGTCTCGGTTACCAAGGACGTGGTGGAACCTGTTCCTTATAGGGTAATTATGAAACAGCCTACTCGAAGGCAGATCGAAGAGGCGGAGCTTGAATTTAGTGTAGAAATTAGCAAGTGCATCAAGCGTGGAATTTTAACAAAGGCTATGCTTGCGAAAAAGTATAGCGATACAGGTGGGCTTCTCGCTGAAGAAGATGCCAAGGCTCTTACCGAAATGTATATAAAGTACGGAGAGCTTTCTCAAGAAAGCGAGAAACTGCAAATCAAGAATAAAAAAAGTCAGGCCGACAAAGAGCGAGTAGACGAAATTTCTGGGCAAATCGCCTTGCTAAGAAAAGATATCGTTAATGTCGAAACTTCGTATTCAAATTTATTTAATCATACTGCAGATGTTCGCGCAGAAAATAAGGTGATTCAGTGGTATATTTTACATTTAACGTTTATTCAAAAAGAAGATCAAGAAGAATCTGTTCCCCTATTCGAAGGTCGAGATTTTGAAGAACGTCTTAAGAGATACTACGAACTTGAGGAAGATGGCGACGAACTGTACGATATCATTGGCGGAAAAGTTGCTGCTTTATACAGCTTCTGGTACTACAGTTCGGGCGCCGTCTCCAAGCAAGACTTTGAACAGCTTGACTCTGACATAGAGGAAGGCAAGGTTTAATATGTGGACACTGTCAGGCGAAGAAAAATATTTAGAGATGTAGTAAGAGGGTACTCTACTGCAACTCTGGATAATGAATTTGTTTACATCAAGCATTTAACTCCTCACGATCAGGTAGAGCTTGAGGAAATAGAAGAAAAATATCACAATGACGCCTTAAGAAGAGGCGTTCCCACTGAGGAGGATATGCTTATCTTTCTAAAAGATGAAGGGCAATGGAGCGAAAAAGACGATAAATTTATAAGAGACAAGCAATTTTTCATTGAAAGCCTTAAAACCGCAAAGAACAAAATGGTTCTTAAAAAAGAAATTGACCGACAGGCCGATTTGATTGAAAAAGAAACTAACGAGCTTGTTCAAAAGCAAGCGCAAAAAATGCAGCTTCTTGGTAATACTTGTGAAAAATATGCTAAAGATAGATTGAATGATTTTTATATGATTAAAAGTTTTTATAAAAATTCTGATTTAAGCGAAAAGCTTTTTTCTGAAAATGAATTTGATGAACTAGAGCATAATGATATAAAAAAAGTTGTTGTTAAATACAATGAAATATTTGAAGTGTTTAGTGAAGAAAGTATACAATATACAATACTAGAAGATTTTTATAGTCCTTATTTAAGTTTTGCTGAAGATAGTATGCAGTTTTATGGCAAGCCGTTTTGTGAATTGACATATAATCAAGTTAGGTTAATTGTTTATACTAGGGTATTTAAGAATATATTTGATACAAATGAAAATATTCCAGAAAGTATAAAAAAAGATCCCGCAAAATTATTAGAATTTGGTAGTAGCTCAAAAGAAGAAAGAGACAAAGCTAAAGACAAGTTATCTCAAGGTGACGCAGGAACTATCGTTGGAGCAAAAGACGAGGATTACGAGTATCTTGGAGTAGAAAAACCAAAGGGCGGAGTAAGTCTTCATGAAGAGGCCAAAAAGAAGGGCGGCACATTAAATATGGATGATTTGATGAAATTGCATGGCGTGATATAATTTTGGTGTATTATACCTTATCACAGGAATAAGGTAAAATGGCTATAAATTTAGACGTACACGGTAATACTCAGCCGCTCGAAGCAGCGGTACAGGCTGCTGTGAATAGAATTCGCAGAAACCCTATCAAGGTTACTGTTGATGATAAAGGCGCCACTCAGCCCTTAGGAAATATGAAGCGTGGTGCTGACGAGTTCAGCAAATCGATGGAGGCTGCAAATGCTCGTATTATAGCGTTCGGTGCGAGTATGGCTATTATGAATGGCGTGGCTAATTCGTTTAAGGCTGTGGTTAAAAACGCAGTTGAGGTAGAAAAAGCTCTTGCAGACATAAACGTTGTTATGGGGCTGACCGCTTCTAATCTTGATAGATTTAGCGATGGGTTGTTTAAGGTTGCAAAAGAAACAGGGGCCGCTTTTAATGTTGCAGCGCAGGCTGCAACCGAATATGCTCGTCAAGGCTTGAGCGTTGAAGAGTCTCTCAAAAGAACGAGAGATGCTCTTATTCTTACTAGGTTGACGGGCATGGATTCTGCGCAAGGCGTAAAAGCTCTTACTGCCGCAATGAACACATACGGCAAAGAAATTAAGGACACTACTCAGCTTGTTAGTAAGTTTGCTGCGGTTGACGTAAAGTTTGCGGTAAGTGCAGAAGATTTTGCTGACGCTATTGCTCGTACGGGTCAAGCCGCAAAAAGCGCAGGAGTTAGTATAGATGAACTTATTGGTCTTGTTACTGCTGCTCAGCAACAAACTGCTCGAGGCGGTAAAGTTATTGGTAACTCGTTTAAAACAATTTTTACTCGTATCGGAAGAACTGATACGTTAAACCAGTTAGAGAACTTAGGTATTGCCGTTAGGGATTTAGAGGGTAATACTTTGGGAGCAAGAAGAATTTTAACTGATTTGGCTAATAGTTTTGATCATTTGAGTGAGGCTCAAAAAGCTCAGATCGCTCAAACTGTTGGTGGCGTATTTCAAATCAACGTATTGAAAGCTGTTCTTAGTGATGCCGCAAAGCAAAACGGTATCCTAGCTAATGCTACTCAAATTTCTGCAGGAGCCACAGACGAAGCAATTCAAAAGAACGAACAACTTCGTCAAACAATGGCTGCAATGGCAACAGAAACGGGGCTTGCGTTGAAAGATGTAAGTGCACGAGTCGGAGAGATTATGCTTGGGCCGGGCATAGAAAAAATTCTTAATGTGGTAAAATCTATAGCTGACGGGGCAAACAATCTTATGGGAGACGGAGAAAGTGCTGGAGGTAAATTTGCGAACGGATTTTTAAAGGGACTTGGTAATGTTATAACTGGTCCAGGCTTGGTTGTTATTACTGTTGTATTTGGCAAGCTATTTTTAAAGGCTGCTCAGTTTGCTAAAGAAAGTTTAGTTTCTCTTATAGGTGTTACAAGCGAAGCTCAAAAACAAAAAGCAATTCAATCTTCTTTGGTTGCTTTGTTTGGAAGAAGTGCGTCTCTTAGCAAAGAGATGCTTAGCACTGAAACGTCAAAGGCTCAAAAAGAGCAAATCATATTAAATCTTTTAAAGGCTCAAGTCGCAGAAGCGCAAATGCTCGACTCTGTGGCCAAGCGAGCCGCAAGCACTTTATATAAACAGGGATACAATGCCAGTTTGGCGCCAAGGCGCGGAAGGGCTAGTGGTTATATTCCTAATTTTGCTCACCCCGAAAGGCAAGAAGCTGCCCAAGGAGGATATGCCGCGGGAAATATTCGATCAATGAATATGCCTGGTGGTGGCTCTGTTATTTACAATAGTGCAGAAAAAGTAAAGAATTTCGCAGGATTTACTGAGCCTGCAATTATGCCCCCGCTTTCTAGTAAAGCAGGAAAAAATTATCAGCAAGCATTTGGAGATGTTCATGGATTTGATCCGTATGCAGGAAGTGGGTTTGTTCCAAATTTCGCTGTTAGAGCAGGGCAAAAAGTAAGTAAAGCAGGGAAAACGCCAGCTTCTACAATAAAGAATATAGGTCTAAAATCTCTAAATCCCAACAATAAATTGGCAATTTTATTTGGTTATGGGCCCGAAGGTGTCCAAACCAATTCCTATTCTCAAAAATTCCAGTCGATGGGCCCACAAACTTATCGAGAAGATACCGGGAATAACGCTAGCGCAAATTCTCGCTTAACAAGATATTTGAGCAGAAAAGAACCTAATCTTATAAAGCCATTTAGAAATGCCGCTACATCCAGAGACCCACTTGGACCTTTGAAAGCGCTTCACAGGTCTATTTATGGAGCAAATCCAGATGTGTCTGTTTCTTTGCCTTCTAAAGCTATAGTACCCGTAACTTCAGGAGAAGTTTTGTCTGCAAAAAAGATGGACGAGCGTGGAAGTGAAAAATTAAAAGATATAGTAGAGGCTCCGATGAACATTGCTATGAAAGACATAGCGAAGGGAGTTGGCCATGTTTTTTTGCCTGCCGGACGGAACATTGATGATAAAATAGCTAATATTTTCACAAAAAATTCAGAGGGAACCAAAGCAAACGATATTATTGGAGCTCTGGTTGAAATGGGGGTAAGAGGCGCTTTATCTGCTGTAGCGGAAGAGGCTGGCAGTGGTGAAGGCGGCAAACATGGGGCAGCTTTTGATTTTACTGGAGGACACGCCAAAAAAATATCAGAATTTTTTGGGAAAGCTGGAAAAAGTAAATACGTTTTTGATGCTGTGGAAATGAAATTAAGGGGTAGTTCCGCAGTCGGACCAGATGGAGGCATAGCTAAGAAAGTAATTAATAGACAGTTGAGCAATCAAGCTCGCGGATATATCCCCAACTTTGCTGATCCACTAAGTGATGCAATAGGCAGAGAAAAAAGCGCTGGAGTGCCTGTCTCTCAAATAAGAGTTGGAACTCATCAAGCTTTAATTGGCAAAGGTAATCCATTGGGTATAGGCGTAACAAACACAACAGACGAACCGAACGGATTAAGAGATGTATTTGGGGCAAATGGATATGTGCCAAATTATTTCATAAGCAAGATGAGGGATAAAATCGCGAACAGCTCATTCGGTAGATCTTTTTCTGAAGGAGCAGACCCAACAAAAATGCCAAATTATGAAGCATTAACGGAGTCAATCGAGAACTTAACAAAAAACCAAAACGAACAAACTAAAGACGTAAAAAAACTAAGAAGACAATTGCAAGAAGAACAAAAGCAAGGAAAAAGTAATTTAAAAACAAAGAGAGATTTGGATGCGGCAGAAAAAAAACTTGAGCGCACAACTCGAAGATTAGATACAAAAACATCACAAAGAGCTACTGAAGTTAGAAGTGCAGGAGGGTCAGGAGTTGGCGGTCGTCTTGGGCGAGCTTCTGGGCGACTGGGAGGAATGTTTAGCGGTAACTCCGGAATGATGATGATGATGGGTGCTCCAATGGCCGCAGGATTTCTTCAGGGCGATGGACCTGGTCAAACAGGAGCCGGAGCAAGTGCATATGCAGCAGGAGGAGCACTAACAGGAGCCGCCTCAGGCGGAATGATGGCCTCAATGATTGCTCCAATGTTCGGCCCAGCAGCTCCGCTTGTGATAGGAGTTGGAGCGTTGCTCGGAGGAGTAAAAGGTTTAATAGGGGCAAATGAAGAAAATACAAAAGCCCTAACTGAAAAAACCGCCCAAGAGGCCGCTTCAATGGCCGGAGCTATGACAGAGGCCCTGTCTTCTCCTGTGCTTCAAACTGCTTTTACTGAAAGCTTGTCTGCAGAAAGAGTTAAAGAGCTTTCGGAACTGGCTTCCGCTGCTGGAAAAGATGTCATCTCTAAAAGAGATGCTGCTATAGCTCAAGCTAAATTAGACTATCAACTAGATACTCGAGTTGGTGGCAGAATGCTAAGCGGGCCGATGGCGCCAGGGGCAGGCGCGGCGATTGTTATTAGCCAAGGCCAAAATCGGGATAGAAAAATCGCAGAAGCAACAGAGCAAGCTGAAATTGCCGCCGCTGAGCAAAGAAAAGCTGCTTTGCTACTAGTTGCTAATCAAGTTGGAAAAGATGAGAAGTTTATGGCCAAAGATATGGTCGAAAGGGACAAAGATGGTAAGCTGACTTTACAAGAAAAAAGTTTCGATAGAGACTCTTACGCCGCCATGATTGATAAGCTTGATGTAGCAAATATAAAAGACAGAAAAGCCCTCGAGGAGGTTTTTAAAAAACAGCTTGTCGCCAGCGAAAAAACGGCAATACAGCTAAGCGACGAACAAAAGGGTCTTGTGCTTAGGGTGAATATCGGTAGAGCAATACTCGCCGCGCAGCAGGAAGCGAAAATGGCTCAATTAAAAATAAAAGACTCTTATTTTAAACAAAAAGCCGTTCTTGATTATCAAACAAAAATTATGGGGGGGTTGATGTCCGAAGAGCAAAAGGCCCGAATCAAGTTGAACGAATCACTAGTAAAAAATGCTGAGGCTAGAGATCTTGGTGAAAGAGCTGCTCAAGATGCAATGCGAGTGGGACTATTAAACGATATAAAAAACACTCAAGACGGTGGAAATTTAGAGCAACAGTTAAAGCAAGTTTTATTCTCGGGCAGAGAAGCTAAGGATGTCGAGTTTGCGGAGCTTACTCTCGAGCTGCAAAAAATGAGCGCCACAGAAATTCTTGCGTTATTAGAAAAAATTAATTCCGTAGAATCTGTAGACATAATTGAAAGAAGAAGTATTGAGTTAAAAAGTCAAGTAGAGATTTTGGACGAGCAAAAAAGAATAAGTGATGATCAGGCCAAAGCGACTGCTTCTATGAATATTCTTTTGGGCCAAAGAAAAGATACTTTGAAAGACATTAATCAAGAAATGGATCTGTACTTGAATAAAATTAAGCACGAAGGAGAGCTTAGGGGGATAAGGTCTGAGATACAATCTGCTAGATTTAGTTCTGGGCCAGCAAGAACTATGTCTGAAATCTTTGCAAACGATAGAAGGCTGATGGGAGAGCGTCAACAAGGGCTTCGCGAAAGTTATCAAGATTCTGGTAACTCATTAATCAAAGCTGCTGCAGACCGCATGGATTTAACTAAAGAAGAAAGACTCCGGGTTCTTAAAGATCCAACAAAATTAAAAGATTTTCAAGCAAAAAGAATTAAAGGCCTGGAGAAAGTATTTAGTAAAGAAGGTGGATCTAGCTTTATTGAAACGTTAGCAAAAAATACCAAAGCTCGCGGGACTGAATTAGATGAGTTTCGCAAAAGACCCACTTTTGAAGAAGACAAAAAGACATATAAAGAAGAATTTGAAGCGGCGCAAAAAACACAAAAAGAAGAACTTCAAAAACTAGAAGAGTTAAAAACTTTACAACAAAGTATAAACGACGCAAAAAAAGAAGAGTCACAAGATATCGAAAAAATAACTACCGAACTTGAGCGTCAATTAGAGATAACAAACAAAAGAATAAACAAGGAAGAAGTATTGCAAAAAATAAAAGAAAGAGAGTATGCTCGCATGACTGGTCCAGGCGCTTTTGGCGAAGGAATAAAGGATGGAATGACAGAAATGCAAAAAGATACCGACCTTATTACTCACAAGCTTGGAAAACAGATGCCAATGATGCTTCGAGACGGTCTTGCAGAAGCTATGGGCGCTGCAATAAATGGCGCCGAAGATCTAGGAGATGTTCTTCGCGGAGTAGCCATGGGATTTCTTCAAGCAATTCAACAAGCAATGCTTCAAAGAGCGGCTGGACAAATAGTCGGGGCAGTAGGTGGAGCAATGGGATTTTCTCGTGGAGGCCAGGTTCCTGCAATGGTATCAAACGGAGAGTTTATTATGGGTCGCGACGCTGTAAACAAATACGGCGGAGGTTTTATGCATAGCCTGAATGCTCGAGGAAGAATTCCGTCATATTCAACTGGCGGACCACACAAAGAATCTGCGCTTGGAATGAATTTCGCAGGAGGAGAAGGTTACGCTACAGGAAGAAAATATCAATCAGAAAAAATGTCAGGATTCTTTTATAGTGGTGCCGCAGGAAATGTTGGACTACAAGAGGACGCTCAGAATACTAGAGGAATTATTCAAGAAAGAATCAGAAGACAAAAAGAAAAAGCTGCAAAAAAACGAGCAATGAAGCAAATGCTTGTTGGGACACTATTAAGTGTCGGGCTAACCGCTGGACTGGGGGCAGTGATGAATCCAAGCGGAGCAGGTGAAGTGGCAATGGATGGAGGGGGAGATATTTTGAACACTGACGATCTTCGATATATGAACATGAGTCAGTCTCAGGCTGCTGATCTTGGCCTGAAAACAACTTTTGGATCTAAGTTTGCTAGCTTTTTGGGCTTTGGCGCAAGTCGGACTGGAGATACATTTGCTCAAGGGGGTTTTGTGAGTGGTAAATCTGGCATCGACCAAATTCCCGCGATGCTAAGCGAGGGAGAGTACGTGATCAAGGCAAGCAGCGCAAGAAGGCTTGGCCCTCAAACATTAAACGCAATAAACGCAGGAAGGTTCAATGACGGAGGAGCAGTAACTTCTGTGCTCGAGCAGTCTGATTCGGGAATTTCTGGAAACAATACAAACAATATAAATATTTCTATCAACATCGATAAATCTGGCGCAAGCACCGAAAGTTCAGACTCAGAGTCGAAAAATCCAGATGAAGTTTCTGGCGAACAGCAAAGAGAAAAAGATTTGGCAGAAAAAGTTAAACAACAGGTAGTTACAACAATACTCGAAGAACAGCGTCCTGGCGGACTACTTAGTAAGGATCAATGAGCTATTCAAATTATGAACAAACTGTTATCATAGAATCTGTTGCTTTGTCAGGAGTTCAAAGCGTAGAGGGAAGTTACGGAATAACGGAAAATCCAGTGCGCGTCGCAGGCGTTGGGTTTATTGACGCCTTTCCAGATGCTCCGCTTGAGGGTAATTTTAGAATATCCAGAACAATGGTTAGCAGAGATCCTTTGGCGGAGTTAAGTCCAGGTGGAAAATACTTGTATGATGAACACGAAATAAGTGGGGCAATATTGTACGACAATCAAACAAAAGGCTTTGGCTTTACCAAGGGCAGAATAAACCGATATTCTGTAAGCTGTACGGTTGGGGGTTTACCTACAGTTGATACCGATATAACTGTTTATGGAGAATTTGGCAGTGGGGTGATGCCTCATCTTGGTTCTCCTTTGATCGACCATCCTCCGATGCAGTTTCCTGATCAATCTAGCGTATCAATTTCTGTTGACGATTTTAGCACAGATGCAATAACTGATTTTAGTTATAGTCGCGCAATAAATTTAAGACCTGTATATGCAATTCATCAAGGAGATATTACTGATTTTGATCCTGATTTGGATAGTAATTTTGACATGAAAAACTTGGCGCCAGTTCAGGTTGATACTCAATATCCGATTGAAACAGATATAAATTTTACCATGATAGTAAATGAGTATGAGATTCGAGAAATGAAAACAAGAATTCAGGCTGCTCCAAAAACAAATTTAAAAATAGAGATGCGCGATTCTAAAACAAACGAAATGATTAATTCTTTTACTGGAGAAAATGTAAGACTAATTTCCGAGTCTATAAGTTCTTCTGTTGAGGGAGAAATGTCTGTCTCTTTAACTTATAAAGGTTACGAGCCTTTGCATAATCCAGTGTCATGAGTAAGCCTTTTTTAAGATTTGAAAACGGAAAAATTTCTCTTGGAAATAAAGATCTTATGGTAAGGTCGGCAAATCTTTCTATTGCTCCTCAGCTCGAGCCAGAAAGAGTTTATGGTGATTTTGATCTTGATTTGATGGGCGCAAAAACAGAGTTTGTAGACTTCTCGCCAAGAGGCGGTATTACAGGAAAATTAGATATTACATTTATGATTATAGATGAAACATTTGATGTTGACAGTAATTTGGTAAATGATATTAATGTTTTATTTGATATAAGAGATGGTATGAGTGAAGAATCTATTGATGGAAATATTGTTGGAAGATATTTTTTTAATGATATGTATTTGGATAATTTTAGTTTTAGTTTGGCTCCTTATAAGATTATTGAGGCAAGAGCTAGCTATAGTATATACGGAACAATACATAAGACTGTAGACAGAAGGTTTCAAAAGTTAAGTATAGATCCTGCGCATGGACTAAAGTCTTTCGGAAAAATAGAAGTTAGTAATACATCAATGTCCGCAGCTAACGGTAGACCGTTTGAAGTTTCTCAGTTGGACTATAATATAAGAGTGGAGAGAAAACCTCATTATCATATAAGAGATGCAGAGCATAGTAGGGTGGCAACGAGTGCAAATGGTGCGGCGCCACAAAGGGTTTCTGTTGAAAAAATTGAAGCGTCTATGTCTTTAGAGGGAAACGATATTGTTCAAAAATTAAATCCTTATGGAGAGTTTCAGTCAGCAAGCATAAGACCTTCTGAAGCGAACAGGGACTCTTCTGCATCTGCATTTTTGTATTCCATGAAAGGAAAAAGAATAGCGAGTTTCAAGTGCGAGGGTAAAGTTATGGAGCAATCTGTTGGAATTTCAGAGGGAAATTATGCCAAGGGAAAAATTGCAATAAAGCAAATAATAAAGTAATATGGACAACTCGTACATATATCAATCTCGACTTGGCCACATAAAAACTTATAGTGGAATATTTAATCCAAGCAACAATTACAAAAAATTTGACTTTGTATATAATACTGGTGACGGTTTGTATTATTACGCGAAGGAAGATCTAATTTCTGGAGGATCTACATCTGTTTCTGATTCAAATAGATTTGCTTTGGTTGACGCTCAAGGTTTTCCGTCTCCATTTATTGTAGATACTTTTAATGCTTCTCATAGTTTAAATGAGGGAAATGTAATAAAAATAGAAGGCTCTAATAGTAACTCAGATGGGCTTTATTCTATATCAAAAATTAGGGTCGGCGTTGTAGACGAGCATCCTTATGTCACGGATAAAAGATTGAATCTAGGATTCACAAATGAAGTTACTGGCACCTTGATAGAGGTTTCTCCTGTTTCTGATAATTTTAGTATTAAAGATACAGAATTTCCGTCAAATGACGAAATAAAAATATCCACAATGCCCGTTGATCCTTCTGCCGATGAAGCTCTGTGGGTTAAAGACGAATTCTTTTTTGATCCAGATTATGGAACCACAGTAAATTTTCAGGCGAATAATTTTAGAAACATGTTTGGAAACGGATATTTTCAAGTTCGCCCCAAAGGAATAAATTCTTTAGGCATGACCGTCGATATGCAGTTTAAAAATAGATCCAACAGAGAGGCTAATTCGATAGTTCATTTCGTCGAAAACCATCTTGGACAACTAGAAAAAGATCGGCCTTCTCCAAACCTTCTTTACAAGCAGGGAATATCTGGGTTTAGATGGGGAGGAGACTCTTGTTTTCATCCTTATGATCATATAGAAAATCAATCTAAAACTTTTTACTGCACAGACATAAGTCACACTCTTTCGTTTGAAAACAGCAATGACATTTCATTAAAGCTGCGAAGCTTGGAAGACTCTATGCTGAGAAAAACTGTTCAAGGGGGTTGGATTATTGGAGGTGGAGAGGCTTACGATAATACATCTGAGTATGAAAAAAATGATTTTGTTTTATATACCGGAAACATGCAGTATTATTACTGGAGCGGAGAAAATCCTGTGGTATTAGATGCAGAATACGATTCTGCGGTCGGTTATAACGTTGGGGTCAAAGTAACTTTAAATGGAAGAATATATAAGAGCCTTGTCTCGCCTAATTTCGACAATCCTGCTCAAGGCTCAAATAATTGGGAGGATATAGGCCCCGACTCTTTAAGCCACCAACCTCCTGCAGAAAAAAATCCAGAGTGGACTAGGGAGCGTGGTTATTTCTCTGATTTAGATATTGACTATGAGCTTTATGTGGACACTCACCAAGATTTGCTCGGACACTTTCAAACTAACCCAACTGTTAATGGAATAAGTTATCCCCTGAAAAAAGATTGGGGGCGTGCTCATTACAGAATTTACGGTCAATTTGAAAATAGAAATGTCGTAAGATATCACTGGACCAGAAAGTTTTTCTGGAAGCCATCTTTGGGTTTGACTGTTTCACAAAATCCGCGAATGAGTAACATGTCCTTTAAAAATGGATATACTCAATTATACTCCGATGGAATTAATGAAAATTTGCTAACTTTGGATTTAAATTTTAAAAACAGAGACGACAAAGAGGCTCGAGCGATACTTCATTTCTTAGAGCAGAAGCTTGGATATATTCCCTTTGAGTTTAGCCCTCCAGCTCCATACGATAAAATTAAAAATTTTATTTGCGAAAAATGGTCTCATACGTATAATTTTAAGGATAACCATGATATCTCCGCGAGCTTTGTTCAGTTTCCGTTTAACTTGAGCGCTTCAGATTATGAAGATTTAATTACTCCTTCAAAAAAATCTGACGGGATGTTAGTTTTTACTTCTCCCGTTTGCCTCTCAAGAGATATTGTAGAGGAAGCGTTGGACCCTGGTGAAAAAATAAAAGCAAGGTTAAGAATAGAAAACATAGGGGAAAAGCCAGTTACTTTAAGTGGCGCTGTTGCAGGTGGAGACCGAATAGCCGAAGGGTTTCCAAATTATGATTACGAAGCTTATGTCGATGGTCATCCTGATTTATCTTCTCACTTCTCAGAAAACCCAGAGGTAGAAGGAGTTTCTTATCCCGAAAAAAAAGACTGGGGTAGGGCTCATTATGAAATTTTTGGAAAGTTTGAGGATAGGGTAATTAATTTTAAAGCGAATCCAGCTGAGCATTATCCTATGGGAGCCTTTACTATATTGGGACAACAGGGCAATAACTGCCCCGCGGTTCTTGATGACACGCCTGCAAATGATTATATAGTAAAAATACCAAATACTTTCCCAGTGTACCCTTTTTCGTTAAATAATAAGTGGGTGAAAATTAATAAAACCTACGAAGATGGCCCTAGAGGTGGCCAGTTTTTTTATACAATGATAAATCTTAATAGCGATCCAAATGATGATTCTGGTCCGTTCGCTCACGAAACAAAAAGCTTTAGGAATTTGAGTGTTAATGTTGTATATTTCCAGAACAATCTTGGGTACATAAAAGAAGTAACTCAGGGGCACGAAAAAAATCTTGAATACTCAGAGGCATTTGTGGTGGAGAATTTATTTAAAACAAAATTTACCTCATCTATTGATGGAGGAAAGACTGCATATATCGATATTGTTTTTCAGTCGCCCGGCGAAATAGATGGTGAGGCTTTCGGAATAGAACTGTAGTTAGAGGCTTGGTGTAATAAAAAATATGAGCGTACCTTTTATAGAGTTTGATCCCTATCCTGTTACCAGAAACCACTCGGTAAAAAGAGAATCTAATGGGCATGTTTACGTCCCCGCTGGAGCTCATGGTAATTCTTTTTTTCATCAGTATAATTACAACTATGGTAATAGATTGCAAATGATTCTTTGCTATCAAGGGCCAGATACTACAGCTCCAATTATAAATCATCCAAAAAATTCTAGGCAGCCTGGATGTTGGGCTTTTAGGTCGATGGATGCGCCTATGATGAGAGGTTTCGGAACGCAGCCCGACCCAAGCGATCCGCAAGAAACGGAACCAATTGAAAAGGTGGCAATAACTAGAATAGACTGGGGCGCAAATGTGGTAAACGCGCCAAGGGTTCAGGGAATTGGGTCCGAGCATGGACATCCGGCAGGCATTTCTACTCAGGCATTTGCTGCAACATATAGTGATCTTTCCGTTTCCCCAACTATAACCGTAACAATAGATCTCCTTGGAACCGGAAGCTTTGTGGATTCCAATATGCGCAATTATTTTAATAATAAATTTGGATCTGGAAATAATGGAACCTTTACCATTACCCTACCAAAAGTCGTACCAAATCTAGTTGGTTCGGATATTGCGCCAGGAACAAAATTTAAATCTGGTCTAAATGGAAAATACTTTTATGGAGCAGTAGTTATATCGAGCACAGACGAATACTCTCCTCAGTATGCAGACTTGAAGGTTTTTATAGAACCAGACACCCGAGAATTTTAAAAACACAATTATGTCCAAGGCTAGTTCAAATTTTAATAAAGAAATGTTCAGCATTTCTCCCGATGCGATCTTAGAGTTTTATGAAATAGATTTTAGTAATTTACAGGCAAATTTTGAGATGATGTCTGATCTTGCTGGAATTAATATAGGCGCTGATACGGTTTACAGGTTTTGCCCCATGAAAAACTCTTCCAATCCAGTTTTTTGGCAAGGAAATGCATACCAACCTTTACCTATCGAATCAGACGGGTTTGAGCAACAAGGAGATGGTAGATTACCTAGGCCTAAATTAGCTATAGCAAATCCAGAAGGGCTTCTTTCTAAGATAGTTCACTCCAATCATGACTTTGCTAACTGCAAGGTAACTAGAAAAAGAACTTTTGCCAAGTTTATCGACGATGATAATTTTATAGATCCAAACACTAAAAATCAAGATGGTAAAAATCCTTTTGGAGAAGCCGATCCAAATTCTCATTTTGGCGACGATGTTTATTATATAAATAGAAAAACCTCTGA